GTAGCGATAAGCCAATACCTAAAAAGTTTAATTACATGAAACCAGTGCTTGAGGCTCTTAAAGCTAGAGATGGTGAGAAACATTGCGAGATGAAGCTAGGACTCACCAGGGCCCTGGAGCCGTGTGACTTCATGTCAGAACACGTTTGGTGGCGTGGTATAGTTGATCTCGTTATTATCAATGGTGATAAGGCATGGATCGTGGATTATAAGACCAGCAAATCTGCTAAATATGCAGATAAAGGTCAATTAGAACTAATGGCACTTGCTACTTTTAAATATTTCCCTAAAATAAGAACTATTAATGCAGGGTTATTGTTCGTAGTATCTAAAAACTTTATAAAACAAACCTATACTGACGATATGATCCCTGCGTTATGGAAAAAATGGCTATCTAATTATTCACGTATGGAGATAGCGCATAGTAATAATGTTTGGAACGCACATCCAAGTGGTTTATGCAAACGACATTGTGTAGTTCTCGAGTGCATACATAACGGGAGTAACTAATGGCTTATACTAAATCGCCTAGACCTTACAAAAAAGAATACAAAAAGCAAGTAGAAAGAAAAGAGCACCCGAATCGTATGGAACGTCAAAAAGCTAGACGCGCTTTAGATAAGAAAGGTGTTAAGCGAAAGGGTAAAGACGTTAGCCATAAGAAGATGCTAAGCAAGGGTGGCAGTAACAAAGACGGTTACTTTTTAGAGAGCCCATCCAAGAATAGAAGCAGAAACGGCAAGAAGAAGACAAAAAAGGCTTAATTTAAAGCCCGTACAAAGCCGAAACAAAACCTCGGTGTGTGATTGTACCCTAGAAAAGTGACGAAAAACGCAGATTATATCTGTTGCAAAAGGAGAAGACATTGGCATTAGCTACGCAGAAGTATACCTTCACGGGTAAGTACAAGCCGTTTAACCATCAACGCAAGACGGCATTATTTTTTACACAACATCAAAAATCATTTTGTTTTAATGAACAAGGCACGGGCAAGACGGCTAGTGCAATATGGGCATCAGACTTTTTGATGCAACAAGGCAAAGTAAAACGTGTCTTAGTTATATGTCCGTTATCTATTATGGATAGTGCATGGAGGAATGATCTATTCGACTTTGCTCCACACCGAACAGTTGCTGTAGCATATGGCGAATCTAAAAAACGAAAATCTATAATCGAACAAGGCACTGATTATGTTATCATTAACTATGATGGTGTTGAGATAGTGGCTGACACTATTAAGAAAGGTGGGTTTGATTTAGTTATTGTAGATGAGGCTACGCATTATAAAAATACACAGACCCGTAGATGGAAAACACTAAACAAATTATTACGTGACGACACGTGGCTGTGGATGATGACAGGCACACCAGCCGCGCAGAGTCCTATAGACGCTTATGGATTAGCTAAGTTAGTAAACCCAACAGCAGTTCCTAGATTTGGTGGTTCATTTAGAGATATGGTCATGACTAAGATAACTAACTTTAAATGGATACCAAAAGAAAATGCCACAACCACAGTGCATAGAGTATTACAACCTGCGATTCGATTTACAAAAGAAGAGTGTTTAGACTTACCAAGTATGACATATGTAAAGCGTGCCGTAGAACTTACTCGTCAACAAAAGAAATACTACGAACAACTAAAGAAGAAATTAGTATTGCAAATCACGGGAGAGCAAATCACTGCCGTAAATGCCGCAGTGGGTATGAACAAGTTACTGCAAATATCTGCAGGAGCAGTATACACTGACGATGGTGCGACTTTAGAGTTTGACATTAAGCATAGATACAAAGTGCTTAAAGAAGTTATTGATGAGTCGAGCCAAAAGGTTTTAGTGTTTGTACCATTTAGACATGCAATAAATATATTAACAGACAGACTAAGAAAAGATGGTGTGTCTGTGGAGGTAATCCAAGGAAGTGTGAGTGCACCAGCACGTACAAATATCTTTAAACAGTTTCAAGAAGCAGAAAGCCCACGGGTTCTGGTGATCCAGCCAGCTTCAGCCGCACATGGTGTTACGTTAACAGCCGCTAATACTGTAGTGTGGTGGTCTCCCGTTAGTTCTCTCGAGACTTATGCTCAAGCTAATGCACGTGTGCACAGGTCTGGACAAAAGCATAAGTGCACAGTTGTGCAGCTACAAGGTTCTGACGCAGAAAAACACGTTTACAGACTATTAGATAGTAGACTGGACATTCACACAAAAATTACCGATCTTTACAAAGAAATACTTGACTAAGTAATACATAGTCACTATATATAAAGTATCAGCAACGCAAGGGAGAACAATATGGCTGAAGATAACGAAGTGTCTGTGGATAAATTGACGGGGGCGTTTATAAAAATAAGGAACGCACGTGCTGTTTTGTCTACAGAGTTTAAAGAAAAGGATTCTATTCTTGTTATGCAACAAGATAAGATTCGACAAGGACTGCTTGACTACTGTTCTAATCAGAATGTTGAGAGTGCTAGAACCTCCGAAGGATCGTTTTTTAGAACGACTAAGACAAAGTTTTGGACAAGTGATTGGGAATCTATGTATGAATTTATCATGGAAAATAAAGTTCCCGAGTTCTTTGACAAGCGTCTTAATCAAACTAACATAAAACAATTCCTAGAGGAGAACCCCGATCTGATGCCCAAAGGGTTGAATACAGATACGGAATATTCAATAGTAGTAAGGAAGAAATAATGACTGGAAAATACGTACCAATCGAAGAAGTGGCTAAACACTTTTCTGTATCAATATCCACAATACGTGCATGGGTTCGTCAGAGTGACATTCCTAAAGACACCTATATAAAAGTAGGTAGCACTTATAGGTTTTGTGTAGAAGACGTAGCCGTTGCATTAACTAATGCAGAAAAGCAGAAAGAAGAGGTCGTGCATGTGGATAGTATTCCATTAGACACAGATCAAATTAACTTAGACGAAGACATGTAAGGGAGATACAGAATGTCAAATAACTTAACTATGAACTATAATATCAATAACGTGACGGCAATGTGGCCTAGAATAAATCGTACGTATAAGTACGATAGTGCAGAGCAGAGATCTGTTCCTTGCAATCCTACTGATGAGGGTTCAGCTTATACATTGCAATTTCGTATGAATGAAGAGCAAGCAAAAACTTTATACAAGCAAATGAAGTTAGCTTATGATTCAAAGAAAGAATCTAGTTGGCCTGAGAAGTTTGTTATGCCTTTTAAGAAAGATGACGATGGTATGTTTACACATAAAGCCAAGTTAAAAGGTGCTTATGGTAACGAACCTACGAGAAAACCTGTGCACTACGACGCAAAAGGTATTAAGTTACCCGAAGACTTTATGTTAACTAACGGAAGTCTTGTTAACGTGGCTATAGTTTTTGTTCCGTACAATATGCGTGACAATGGTGTGTCATTAAGATTAAGAGCCGTACAAGTTATTGATCTTAAACCAATGCAAGATGATTCTCCGTTTACTGCAGTCGAGGGATTTGAAGCAACTGCAAGTGATAATCCTTTTGAAGAGGACGCACCAATACAAGAACCCAAGAAAGTTGTTAAGAAAGTTACTCCCGAGCCTAAAAAAGGTGGAGATGACTTAGCATCCATAGTCGATAACTGGGACGACTAACACCAAGACTTTTACTGCGACTAGGATAATATCCGAAAAAGGTGTGTACCGACACCTCTGTCGTGGTGACTCTCGGTTTTGGTGGATATTATGGAAACAAATACATTTTTGAAAAGTGTGCTAGGAGATGGTGGATTTTATTCCTTACTAGCACTTCGCCCTATTGATAATGGTAGAATACAGAAGTTCTATCCTACTATTGGGCATCTAATTGATGAAGCGACTACCTTAGATAATGATGGGTATGACGTTTACTTTGGGCTCGCTACGTTTGAAAAGGACGGGTCTAGAAAAGTAGATAACGTAAAAGAAATTAAATCATTCTTTCTTGACCTCGATTGTGGTGTAGGGAAAGAGTATGCAAATCAAAGCGATGCTTTAGATGCACTACGTAAGTTTTGCGACAAATTAAAATTACCTAACCCTTTAAAGATTAACTCGGGTCGAGGTGTGCATGTGTATTGGAGGCTATCTGAGCCAGTAGGTATAGAGAATTGGCTACCCGTTGCTACTCGATTAAAGAACATGTGTGCACAGCATAAGTTGTTAGCAGACACTTCTGTAACGGCTGATGCCGCTCGTGTGTTGCGAGTTCCTAAAACACATAACTATAAGACTGATCCTCCCGCAGAGGTAACTTACTTTGGTATCGACAACCCCGACCCTATAAATTTTGACACGTTTTCTGAATTGCTTGGTAACGATCCTATACCAGCACCTAACAAGTACGATCCTGCAGATGGCGTTGTTTCTCTAGATTCTATAT